CCCTATTGTTTACCGTAATTCCATTTTTGTCGTTGGCGTAACTTTGCACAAATAAAGGGTGTGAGTTTTGTTTTACATATTCGGTTACATATCCATCATAAACATGCTTGTGCTTATCGAGTATGTTTTCGCGTTCTTCTCGCGTCATCTTAAAAAAATATTGATTCATAATTTTTTTTCTAAATAAATATAATCGATCTTACATTGTTTCAATTATAAAAATAAACCGAAAGTAATATTTATTAACATATGAAAGTAAAAATAATAATTAACGAGCATCAGTCAATACTATTGCTCAGAGAGCAAATATCCCAGACGGTTCAAAAAATAACTCTCGATAACCACGAGCGTATTGTTAATATGTTGGACAAGTCAAGCGGATTTCTTGGTGAATATAAAGAAGAATTGGAAGAAATAATTGGCGATTATTGTGGTGTGGCTGGATTGCTATTGGACTACACTAAAAACGAATTTCCCGATATAAAATCATCTTTAAGGAATTTAATTGTTATTGGGGCTATTTGTAAATATTTTTATCCAAATAAGGATCTTGAAAATAAAATAAAAGATAAATTATCAGATTCAAATTTAGATGATCTGTATAATAAAACCTTATCGAAAGCAAATAAACTTAGCAAGGTTTTCACTAAATTCATAAATGGTACAGATTTCAAACCAAAAACAAAAAAAGTTTTCCAAAAATATTCGTTTATTATTCCGCTCATACCAACCATAAAAGAGCTTGTTTCGAATGGTAAGACCCAAGAACTTATCGGATTAATAAATAATTTGACCGATACACATTTTTTAAACGCGGAAGATTCAGAAATAAAAGAACTGGTAGCCAGAATAGGAAATATTTTTGAGTGATTTTTTTGTTTTTAAATAAAAAGTGTATTTTTGCGTTGCCGTAGGCATTATTTTAACCAAACGCAAAAATTTAAAAAATGACCAAAAAATTCGATTTCAAGGACATCACAATTGTACCGGAAATTATTTCCAGCATTGATTCAAGAAAAGAGGTCAACGTCTTTAATTCAGATAAAAGACTACCAATTATTGTATCTCCAATGGATACCGTAGTTTCTGAGGATAACTGCGACATTTTTTACAACCTGGGACTTGAAGTTTGTTTACCGAGAACACTTTCTTCAAATAACAAAAGAGTGTTTACATCTGTGTCCTTAGACGAGTTCGAAGAAATCGTTGAATGGTATAAAACTTTTTCAAACGATGAAGAATTATATATTTTGGTGGATATTGCCAACGCACATATGAAAAAATTATTTTCATTGACTGAAAGATTTATAAAAATGCGCAAAAACCCAAATCATAAATTAATTATTGGCAATATCGCCAATCCAAAAACATATGAAAAATACGCGAATATAGGGGTCGATTTTATTCGGGCGGGTGTGGGAGGGGGTCAGGCGTGTTTGACCTCGGCTAATACCGGTGTGCATTATCCTATGGCGTCGTTAATCGCCGAGTGCTATCAAATAAAGAAGAAAAACGGATATACAAGTAGAATAATTGCGGACGGTGGATTTAAAAATTACGATGATATTATTAAAGCGCTCGCCCTTGGAGCCGATTATGTTATGCTCGGAAGTATTTTAAACAAAACACTTGAATCCTGTTCGGATACAATGCTTTTCAAAAAAATTAAATTGAGCGGAAAAACATCGGAGTATATTTGGAATAAATTCCCGTATATGAGGAGGTTCTTTTATAAGAAATACAGGGGAATGAGTACGAAGGAAGTACAAAAAAAATGGGGTAAAAAAAGATTGACAACAGCCGAGGGTATAAGCAAATATAATAAAGTCGAATATAGATTGAGTGGGTGGGTTGAAAACCTTAAAGATTATTTGAAATCGGCAATGTCTTACACTAACTCAACAAACCTGGAGGAGTTTAAAAATTCTGAATATGTATTCATAACAGAAAATGCGTTAAGAAGATTTCACAAGTGATTAGATGTTTTACTAAAATAAAAGTAAAAATGTATAGTATAGCTTATGACTATCATTACATTATAGATTGGTTTATATAAAATCAATCTTAACAATTAAGTCTCCAGAACCCCTTATCGCTCGGTGGTACAAACCTTTTGGTATGTAATAAAACTCACCATCGTTAAGGGGTTTTGGCAATTCATTATCAAATTGTATTTTCCAACCATTTGATTTTATTACTTCAATCTTTCTGTTTTCATAATCCCTGTGCCACTTCAACTCTTCAGTATCCACACTTTCAGAAAAAGTTCTGATAACGGAATTATTTAGTTTAACCTCTTCGAATGGTAGATCCTTTTTCATTCCTCAAGTTTTCTTACCAGTTCAATTACAAACGGCGGAACCTTAACCGATCTCGGGTTTTTATTCATCACCGAATTATTTATCCATTGTGATATTGCTATCAAATCTTCTATTTGAACAATTTCTTTTTCATCATTATTGACTTCTTTTCTCCATGAATCCAAAACACTTCCTGCACCATCTTTGCAAATATCCCTCAAGTAATCTGCAATTTTTGGATGCTTTTCCGCAATATCATCAATAATTGATTCGGGCAAATGCCCATCAACCTCATCACTGGATTTTATAACCTGCTCCAATAAAACGTTTTGGATTGCTTTGTCGAAATCCGAATATCCTTTGACCATTAAAAGATCTCTTTGTTTTTCTGTTATTATAATTTTCATAATCAAATTATATAATGATAATTATAGTTTAAATTATTTTTTAATCTATATCTGACAACCCCTCTGTCTATGTTAAGAACTCTTGAAGCCTCTGAAACACTCAAATACTCGATTCCATCAACACAAACTCTTTTACCAAATTTTTCTCCCATAATATCTGCATAGTTTTCTGGTAAATCTCTATCTTTTTTTGGTATTTTTTTTATTAAATCCCTTTCCTCGTTTGTTAAGTTACCCGATAGCTTACCTCTTAAGAATTTATTTCTCGTGTTTTTTATTTTTTCTGTATCATCTTGATAGAAGTCAAATATTGTTTTATCACTATTTTTTACTAAAAAATCACATAACATATTTTTTTCGTTTATAAAATTATTTAACTTAATTAACTTAAGTTTTTCTACTGTTTCTTTACTATGTTTAAAAGGTTTTAGTATTGATTCAATAATCATATTAAACTTGTCGATACCAACCGCATTTTTAAACATTTCTAATTTTTTTTTCGATTTATAGTTTTGGTAGTATTTTTTTAGAATTGATAAATCATTAATTCTCGATAGTTTATCTTTTAACTTATTAAATCTTAAAGTACTTAATTCATCATCGGTTAATTTATTTTTTGATTTATTTGCTTTATTTGCTTTATTTAAAAATCTTTTTTTAACCGAGTCACTTAATTTATTTTTAATTTCTTTCGCCTTTTCTTTACCATATAACTCTTCTAAACTTTTACCTTTTAGTCTTTCACTAGTTTTTATTGCTAATTTTTTCTTATAATCTTTAATTTTATCGGTGGATATAAAATCTTCATATTTTTTACCAAGTCTGGCTTTAGATATTTTTTCAGTTATTAAATATCTCTCAGGATGGTTACTAATTGTATCGCCACCATCACCGCCTTTCGATATGTTATAACCAATCAATTTATCTGTTGAATTGTAAAAACCTATCCAATATTTTTCCCGATCGCAAAGATCTAAATTAGTTTTACAAACCTCAATTACTTCTTTTATAAAATTGTCTTTACCATATTTTTTAATTGCTTTTTTAATCAATAAACCAGATCCGTAATAATTTTTTTTAGATTCGGTATCTTTTCCAACATAAATTTTACCATTAATTAGGTTTGTTATTTTATAAATTTCCACGCTTTATTTTTTATCATATAAATATATAAAAAAAAATAAATATTAAAGGAATTTAACCATGTTTAAATATTTATCAGACTACCAAGCTCGGCTAGACCGCAATCCGAGCTTTTTGGCAAATCTTCCGACCCGACAAGCCCAGTAACCAGCTTTGGTTTTATCATTCTTTTGATGACATTTGTGTCTGGCTCTAAAAGACTTAGCTCTTGATTTATCATAGTTTCTGACCCTCAAATTCGGGTCACCAAAGGTAACTTTTTTTACAGTTCCTTTGGGTGTTTTTACATATACTGCGAACTTTTTTGGACCTCCTGGTGTTCTAAATGGACTACCAATTTTTACATTTCTACCTCTATGTTTTGCCTCCGATAATATATCCTCGACCTCGTCTTCATAAATTGGCGCATCCAACCAAACAACATCACCGTTCTCAAGTAAAACCTTTTTGCCCAAATCGGATTCAACAATCCAAGTATCCTCATCGTTAAGGCTAATTAAATTTTCTCTATATAGTTTCCTAACCTCGTTAATCAAGTCGAAATATTTATCCGAATAAATTCTAAATATGTTTTCAGATAATCTAATTTTTTGATCAATATGATATCTTAACTCATCCGATACTTCAATATCTTCGTTAAGAGTCATTGGTCTATTTCTGTACTCAATTAGTATTTTTTTTATTTT